CCGCTCTTGCCCTTTTTCATTCCTACTTGCTTGTAACCATCCCAGCAAGGACTCTTGTTTGCAAGCGCAGAAGTATCAACAGAGTCTAATAAATCAATTGAAGCCGTGATCTGGCTGTCTTCAACCTTAACTACTCCGTCAGGGATAACCGCAAAGCGGCACTTGCCGTCGTCTTCAATTGGTTGTTTAATAATCTTGCAAACACCAGGACCTTCGTAGAGTACACAGTTGATGCACTTAACACCAATTTCTTTATACTCGTTTTCAGCCGCAGGAGTGTATCCTGCCCAGATGCCTGTTTTGTCCTCGTTAAACTTTCCGTGCTTCTCTGCGATCTCTAAGAGAGCTGCAGCAAGGTCCTGCTCTTCAGCAACGATAATTCCTGCTGCTGTAATTGGTTCAGCCTGCTTCTCTTTCTCAAGGTAAAGACCGACGGCGACGGCAGCGACGTTAGCAAGGGCGTTAACAAGGTCTGTCTTGTCAACCTTTGGTTTTTCCATTGTAGTTAGATGCCTTCCCGTAGAGCTGGTGGTAATTCTTCTTCTGCCGGGGCAGGAGTTGCAGGTGGCGTTGCGTTCTCTAAGATCTGTTGAATCTCCTGAGGAACGGGAGCAACGGAGTCAGCCTGTTGCGAATCGCGAACAGACTTCATAACCTCGGGAGCGATAGCTCCAATCATTGCCTGTGTAAGCTCTGGAGAGATAGAGCCCTTCTCTACGAGAAGGCGGATAGCAAGCTCATTTGGATCCGGCGCGTCGGTAGCCGCAAAGCCGTGAGCGCGACGCCATGTCTCGTAGGACACCGCCATCTTGTCAAAGCCTGAGTCTGCATCGGCCGCTCTGTCATTACGTGTAGCAACCTGTGAAGGGTCAAACCAAACGGTAATACGTCGAACGTCCTCCTCGGCAAACCCTCCTGCAACGAGCGCAGGGCGTAGGTATGCAACTGTGAGAGCGTCCGCGATAAGAAGCATCAACGGTTCGATATGTGACTTATAGAGAGCTTCATCAATTTGGAGCGCGTTAGAGTACTTAACGTTTGCAAGCCCTGTGACAATATCCTTAGGAACATCAAGTCCCTGGAGGATACGCTCGAGGACGCGATCTGCGCGTTGTGCAAGTGCAGGGTCAAACGAGCGCTCAAACTTAAACTGCTTAATTTTGTCGCCAAGTTCTGCAGGTCCACGAATAATAAGCGGTACAACGGCGGAGGCAGAGTCTTCATCACGGATAGGAGTTGTCATCGCATCCATGAGTTGATCCTCAAACTCGTCCGCAGCTTCCTCGGCAGTCATGCCAGGATTCAGATCGTTCTCGTCATCATATGGATAGTCAGGATCTGGAGACGCGGCAACAGACAGACCGTCTGGTAGATAGAGAGCGCCAGCGTTTAAGCGAGAGCGCGCGGTCGCACGAAACGTTCTGTTAAGCAAAAGCAGCTCTGAGCAAAGATCAAGTAGACCGCGCAAAGACGAATCAGCCTCCTCAGAGTAGCGTGGGTGAGCTCTCCAGATGCGACCAACAAATGCTGTGTTAGGAAGTTTAGCTGCACCTGCGCCGGAGCGAGCAGACGAGGTTCCGATAATGTCGCGACGTGGAACGATGACATACGCGTTCTTAGAGTCAAGTTGTAGCTCGTCCGTCGAGCGAATATCCCAGGATTCTTTTAACCCTGAGCCTTTACGCTCTGGCGATTGAACAAGATAACACTCGCCTGTAACCGATAGATTAAGGGCTGCATCCTTTAGAAGACCCGCTTGTCCGCCGTATGCGGAGTCTAAACGCGATAGAGCGCGCTCTGCGGCAGCCGCAAGACGTGAGTCAATAACGTTACTGTCACGTGCAGGTACAGGACTTTCCGCAGGGTTATCAACTACCGCCGCGTATAAACGAATACGTGAAACTACAGATGCAACGAGGTTAAAGGCATACTTGATCTCGCCGATGGCGTCGTAGTATTCCCAAGCTTCAGATTGCCAGTCGCTTGATCCGCCAGTGCGGCGTTGCTTAAATCTTTCAACCTCACCCTTGTCGTTAATCTGCAACTGAACTGCCGCGGCTGTAAGAGCGCGAGGAGCAGAGTAAGGAACTGTCTGTGCGTAGGTGACACCTTCATAGACTATTGATTGTTGCTGAGTCTGGCGAGGTGCCTGTGCGGTGATGCGACGAGGACCGGTGGTAGCCCGGTTAGGCTTCTTACTATTATCCTTAGAGAATAGTCCCACGTGTTACTCCTCGTCGTTGTCTAACGGAGCGCTTGGTCATTACTGATCCAGGCGCGCAGTTATAAGTCCTGCTATAGCGGACAGGGTAAATATACACCCTACTAGGATAGTCATACTTGGAAATAGAGCGTATGAAAACACAACTGGGAGCGCGACCCATAAAGAGACGCACCAAGGGCAGGTAAAGAAGTAGCCTATCTGAGAAGAGTGCGGAGGCTTTCTATCCCAGATCCAGTCACGGGCTGGAGCTAAGATTTCGTCCAAGACGATGAGCCGTGTCAATCGGTAGACAAATAGGGAGAGGATGATGATATGCGCGATAGGCATACGCTCGATCATATATGTATCTATGTTCATTCGGTAGGGTCCTTTACTGAGTCCATTGTTATATACGGGCTCCAAGATCGCAGTCTGCTGCCGCAGGTTGAGCAACCTTGGGTCTTACGAAACGCTATAACCTTCCCTGACTCCATAAGTGCCTGGGAATCTACTGATTTATCTCCTGACCAGTTAAGGTTAGAAATTTTCTCGCGGAAAATTAGCCGCGGTCCTGAGTGATGATCTCCTGCGACCATAAGGATTAGCTCGTTGTGATCATTTTGAAGAATCACGAGGCGGACGCGTTCTAAAAACTTGTTGCCGCTAGGCACGTGGGAATACTGTGTAGACGCGGTCGTAAAATCCTCTAAGATTCCCGGCGCAATCGCAACTATGGTCGCGGGGAAGAAATCGTGAACGATCTTCATTGTGTAAGCGCCTTATCTACTCTGCGTTTCATCGCGCGATAGGTAACTCCTGATGCACGAGCTAACTCTGAAACGGTAACACCTTTACTGTAGAGAAGTCCTGCGATATTGGTAAGCTCCTGATTTGCGGTGAAAGAAGTAGACGACGGGTTTGTTCGCGCGCGAAAGCGCCGAGCAAGAGGCGACAGGCGCGCGATACGCAACTGCTCGTCGTGCGGGATACCTGGAGACCTTGGACGCTTGCGTCTTGATTTTGCCTTGGGCTGTGGAGGCGTAGGGGTCGCGGTGACGAAAACACACTCAGGCGTATCCTTGATAACCCAACTGCGAACTGTTGAACGACGGCGCGGCGGATCGAAAGCGTCCGCGATGGATTGTAGGGTCCAGCCTGCATCGTTGAGATCTTTTACACGACGCCATAGTTGCTCCTTGGAGAGGGAGGCTAAGAAGAGGGCCTCGCTCTTTGGTAGATCGGGTGTATGCGCCACGAGAATAATGTATCATCTTTTTCGACGAATGTGTACAAACTGCGCTTATAGTAACGTGTACAAACGAAGCAGAAACAGTACCTTTTGGTTAAAATGGCTTGGAGGTGAGAAAGGGTTACGTATACTTTGAGACTTTTTCCAAAACGTCTCCAACATTTTTTTCTTCTTGCTTTAGAAAGTAAGAAAGACCGACACTTTTTATAAGCATCGGCCTTCCTTGTGAAAAAGATTTATAGTACTATGTTAACGTGTACATCTCCTTCAAAGATCTTGATAAAGGTATCAGTGTCAATAGATCCTGTGACATCTATTCCTTTGTCAGCCTGGAACTTCTTGATTGAAGCTACAGTCTCATCGCCTAGCCAACCATCTTTGTCAGCGTCAGCGTCCTTGAAACCAAGTTCGATAAGTCGACGTTGTAGATGATGTACTGTCAATGACTTGCGTGCATAGACGTTTTTGTATATACAGTTAGCGAGTATGACGTCATCGACGTCATCACCACTTACTGCGTGGCTAGCCTTACGTGAAGCCTTAGGTTGTTCTACAACTACAGGCTCAGGCGTTGGCTCAGGTGTAGGCTCCTCAGCAATTACTTGTTCAGGCTCTACAACAGGAGCTAGTACTTCTTCCTCAACTACCTCAACAGGCATATCAACTTCGATGTTGCCTGTAGGCTCGATGTTAATTTCTTCAGTCATGTGAATACTATATTCCTATCGTGAGATTATGACTTAGGGAAATCAGCTAGCCAACGTGTTACCGCGGGCTCAACTGCATCACCGTCGTAGGCATTAGGACCTAAGCCCCATGAGCCCCAGTCCTTGCCTCCCGCAGTCATGTAGTAGGCAGCCTTGGCATTAGCCACAGGGTCGAATAGGTCAATCATCTTAG